AGATCTCCAGCATCGTCAGAATCTATTTTAAAATTGTATTTAACAACAGGATAAACAACCCCATCTCCATCACTCTGGAACGAGTTTTTTACAAATGTTATTCCACGCCTAGGAGGTATGGCGAAACCATTTAACCCAGTTAGCCCTATGCCGCTCCATTGTCCAGTGTTTCCAATTTTAATAATTTCATACATCACACCTTCAGTAGTGTCTGGGACTTGTTTTTTTAAGTTTTCAATCAATGGCACATAAAAATATCCCATTAGCTCCATCGCATAGTTATCTGGGCTGGTGTTATTGCCCTTAACGGTTTGTTCGTTCACAAGCTCGACTTCTCCTTCATAAACACCCTGTTCTTTATAAAAAGGTAACCCACTTAATAATTCGTCGAATTCAGATTTACTATTTGGAGAAGCCAAACTTATCCAGTAGCTTGAGTTGTCTCCGTTTGACCCTGTCGATGGAAGATTGCCACTGGTAGTAAGAATGTTTTTGTAAATTTTTTCTGCATCTGGAGGTAAAATTTGCCGCCAATAAGTCGCCCTTACCAAGCCATTTACCCCAGTTGGGTTTGTTAAAACATTTGCATCAAGCCCATCAAAACCAAGAACTGGTCCGCCCGTGCCAGTAATAATAGCTTGAAAATAACTTCTTGGCTCATTCCCAGTTGGGTAATTGACCAACTCTCCACTTATGTATCTGTAAGACAAGTCCCAGTCAGCAGTTGGTAGCGACTCAAATTGAGTTGGGCCGTATTTAACTAGATCTCCCGGTTTGTATGTTACAAAATATCCATCATTGGTATTTGAAATATTATTTAAATTACTTATCAAGCTATATCCAATCGGATGATAGCTTCTGTATACCAAACCATTTTTGAATGAATATGGAAAGTCTATGTATATTTTATTTCTTGTTGGATTTTCACTTAATAAAGTCCATTGATATTCAATATCTTCGTCATACGAATCCAAGTTAACATTCGAAACAACTTCTCCATCTCTAACGACAATAACTTCGGATGGGCTAGAAGTTATTTTGTAAGCATTTTTTGAGACGATATCGATGTAAGAATTGGCAATATAAGCCGAAGCAAAAGATACCGTGTCATTCATATCGACGGCTTGGTTTGTGTAAAAAGAATCCCCGATTACGCCATCCGTTGAATCTGGAGCTTCGTTTACGAATTCAAGGCTGGTATAATCATTAATTGGCTTATTGGTTGGAGTCATCAACTGTTTGATGTCCATATTCATCCTGTGGTGCGTTACGCCTGCGCTAATCTGAGAGCCGCCAATCTTCAATCTTCCGTAGCCAACTGGCACGGCTTGTCCTTGAGATGTATTATTCGGCTTATTGCCAAAAAGATAAGATTTGCCACCCGCCTGAACTTCCTGATTAAAATCAGGCTTTGGAGGTGGGAAAAGCAGACCCATCACACCTTGCAAAGCAAGGCCAAATCCAAGCATCATCATAGATGAACCCAAGGCTGTAAATGTTGTTACTCCAGCCGCAGTAGTTCCTATAGCTGCCGCTCCTACAGCGCCTCCCGCTGCGGCGCCTCCTCCTGCTCCTAGCGCACCCGCAAAAGCCCCTCCAAAAACTCCCGCTGCACCAGCGGTAAAAACCATCGCCAAAACTCCAACTGCAATTAAAACCCCATTTTTTCCAGCACCCCAAACAACCGGAACAATGTGAACTTCTTGGGGAATTTTTTTGATCTCAAGCTCTTGTGGATTTTTTAAAACTTCTTCATCAATTACAATTCTGTAATGCACGCCTTTGGCAGCTAGCCTTTTTACCTCAGAATCAAAACCTCTTTTATTAGCCTTTATTGCCAATAAAGCCTCTTTTGGAGACTCAATATGAAAATTGAATTCGTGCCCAAACTTGTTTCGCAACTCTCCGTAAAGATAAACTTTAGTCATATTGCTTTTTTAAAATTTGCACGTAGTCTTTGTTTACATGAATTGATTTTGGCAAAATAAGATTAAACTTATCTGTTTTTTTACTATAGATTATGAATGGGATACAAGCATTCTCGCAATTAAATTGATCAAACTTTGACTCAACTTCTCCAGAGTCAGGATGAGTGTGATAGATAGCAGCTAGTTTTCCTGTTTTAATTTTTTTTAAAATCTCAAGAGGATGAATTTCAAATATATCGTTTTGATATACCGCAACATTTTTAGCTGGTTCACTTGTCAATTCCCCATTTTCAACCAAAACAAAACCACAAACTTCGGCTTCAGATGTATTTGCGTGTTCAATTATGGACTTCATATTATGCTGAGATTGAATACTCTTCTGTTCCAGGGAATCCTCCAAATGGAAGATAGGGTTTATCGCCAAACCTTATCTTACATCCCTCGATTGTTCTTGAGCATTGGTCCGCAACCCAATATTCTTTATTAAACAGCGGGCTTCTTGCAGGAGAGGCGGTATGATTTTTTAAGCATAAAAAAAATCTTTGCACTGGTTCCCAGTTGGGTATTTCGTTAACATCTCGCTTAGATACTTTTATATTATGGTTTTCGATATAAACATAATCACCAGTTCGATAATTTGTTGCGTTTTGCCAGCGACCACAAAAACGTTGATCTAAAACAGCATCCTGATTTAAAGAAATCGATTTATTAACAGCTAGAGCTGTGTAAAATCTTTGAGTAGATGCCAAAGCTCCGACTTCTTTTGGATCATAGTAAAATCTAGACGATGGTATAGCTACCCAAGGAGTAGAAGCTGGAACTTTATAATAAGCAACTATACCGTGATTAAGAGTAGCTTCGTGAAGCCTAATTACAATTCTATGATAACCTTCTCCTAAAGTAATAGATGTGCTAAAACCCTTCGGCTGGTACAGCGGTGTTTGCAAACTTTGATTCATTCCTCCTCCTTGATAATTGTGAGCAACGAGAGTGCCATTTACAAAAAAATCAGCGGAGTCATCCATATCGAGTCCGAACGAATATGTTCCAGCTTGTCCATAATCAACTTTAAAATATCCAATAAATTCAAGCGTAAAATTATCTGGTTGCCCTATTGGATTTGAATTCGGATCTGCGGGCGGGGAAATAACAGTCGCAACTAAGCTTTCGCCCCCGCTAGAAAAACTTGAACCAGCAATTTTGCTAGTCATCCCCTCTGTAGTATCTGGGTTGCCAGCTGGCGCTGCTGTGTAATATCTTCTAATCAAGAAGCCTTCGTTTACATCTGTAGGTAAAGTTAATCTTACATTATTTTCATCAGCAACTGGTTGCCCCATATATCTACAACCATTTCCTCTGTAGTGGAACGAACAATATCTGGACATTACAGTCCTTCTCGGGAAAGTTACATTTTCAATTTCTAGTGGAGAAGCTAATTCAAACTCAACTACCGCTCTGTTTTCACTAGCTCTTCTAAGAATAAAAAATACCTGATCTTCTAATCCAGCAGTAGAGTCAGCTGATCCGTATGGGTTTCGTCCTTCGGCAAAATTGACATTATCTAAAAACTTTAAAAATGTTCGCTTTCTAACTACTTTTGCTCCAACAAGGTTATTGTAACGCCTAATCAAGTTGGAAACAAAAAAGTCTTGGTTGGAAACTGCTAGCTTTGGTCTTGGCAAGCTTCCGTCACCTTTACTTTCAAACCCAGAGCTTTGAATTGGAAACGGCAGATACTCAACGCCTTGCCAATATATAGAGCTGTTTATTCCATTAGTTCCACCGTGAATGTAAAGTTTATCATCTGGACGATTGACATAATCATAGTAAATAACGAAAAATTCCAAAAGAGCGGTTGGCTCTAATGAAAAAAATTCAGAATTAACCTTTTGATTAGACTCCCTTGACATTTCCTTTTACCTTTAGATTATATTACACTGATGGACCTTAAAAACAAGATAAAAATAAATTCTTTTGAAGTTACTAGGATGTACTTGCCCGATATTCCAGAGGTGCTAAAAATGGCAATTGAAGCCCAATCTTCTTTTGGACTTAATACAATTTATTCACCTACGGCTTTTATACAAGAAGTCAGTAAAATCTTGCAAGAAAATACTAGATTTTCTTTTGTTTTCCGTTCGAATAATAAAATCTTCGGAGCATTTATTATTAAAGCCAAAACGAGTAAAAGCGCTGACCTACTTTATGCTTTTTCAAATTCTAAAGTCATTCAAACCCCAGAAATGTACGATGCTTTTTTAAATAAATTGAATCAAATGCCATTTGATATCATAAAAGCATCCGTATTAAAAAAAAGAAAAAAATTTCAAGCTTACATTAAGCTTTTAAATATTTTAGGATTTAAAAAGATTTTTAATGAAAATGACTCATATTTGACCTTGAGCTACGAAAAATCAAAATAGTTAAGAAAAGCGCTTGACAACTAGTTTGAAGATAGCTAAATTCATAGCAATGAATTTAAACAGGCTCGTAAGCCTTGCTAGAAATTTAATCATCTACGACGACATCGAGTTGCGGTGTCGGCACTTTGCGTTCATTTTAAATAAAAGCAAAATAGTTTCAATCGGACGAAACTCTAAGAAATCACATCCGATTAACCAAAAGTATGGTTACTTTGACGGAAGTGGTTTACACGCAGAGGCTTGCGCTGTAATTAAGTCTGGAAATATCGACCACTCAAGGCACACTTTAGTCACGTTTCGCATTGACAGAAACAATAAAGTTGCTATGGGTAAGCCGTGCAGACACTGCCAAAAACTTCTCAACGACGTTAACTTTAAGGAGATTTATTATTCTGATGAACAAGGACAATTCCAAAAAGCCTGAAGATATTATTTCTGACGGATTCGGCAGCAGCTGGGTGAAGTGCAAGATGGGTGAGGCGTGCGGTTTACACGTTGTTCGCCCCGGCAAGTCTCAGTGCTGGTGCGACTCCAAAACAGCTTTCTTGTACGAGGACAGTTTTGAGTCAAAAGATAAGGCTCGGCTTGCTGGTTGGGCTGGAGATGGCTGGTATTTTTGGGGGGAAGACGATGTGTCCTGTTATGGACCCTATAAAACCGAATTGGAAACCAAGCGGGACTTTCTAAGATACTTAAACTCAATTTAATGAATATTTTAATTATTGAAGCTACCAGCAAGCGGAAGCCGCTAGCTGAAGATTACAGCGATACTTCCATTGTTCATTGCCGTAATAGCCTTATCTTGAAGAAGGCTCTCGGCGCTGACCTTCTTGATGGTGAGTACTTCCTGCCAGAAGTACTGAAGAAGCAGTACGACATCATCATTTGCTGCTACGCTTCGCCGTATATGCCGCACGTACCTTACCGTCAGGTTCTTGAAAAGAATCCCAAGGCAAGGTATATCTGGCTTGTGAACGATCACGATATCGAGGATAACCAGCTTTTGCGCTGGGGTATCATCAATATGGGCCTGACCTACGATATGATCTGTAACAACCCCAGAGAAGGCTACCGTCACTGGATTTTGAACAAGAACATTGCAAATAAGAAACTTAACGATTTTATCAATAAGTGGCTGACCGTTAATTTGAACTCGTTGATTATGGACGAGAACAGAACTCCTGTTGACCACTCACAGAAGAATGGGGTCATTTATTACGGCACCTACCGCAAGTGGCGAGCCGAGTCATTCAAGAAGTTCCTGACTGAGGGAGTGTTTCTTTCTGCTTCAAATAAGAATTGGAAAAAATTCCAATCTCTTGGTTGCAACTGCAACTATATGCCCAAGCTTGAATGGCAAAAGAACAATGAGGATCTTCGTAAGTTCAAGTACTCTATTTATATGGAGGACGAGCACACTCATAAGAACTATGCGTTTCTTGCCAACCGCTTCTATGAGGCTCTGATGGCAGATGTGGTTATGCTGTTCGATGCCGACTGCGCCAACACTATTCAAAAGTGCGGCTACACCATTCCCGAACGCCTAATCATCGATAATGAAAAACTCAAGGATGGCGTAGTTAAGTACGCAGAATCTCTTGCTTTTCAAGCAAATCTGATGTATCAACAGACATTCTTTGATCAAGCGATAGATGAAAAACGAACCGCAATTAAGCAAATAAAAGATTTTCTCGTATGAAATTCAAAGCAAGAATGGAACTGACGCCAAAGTCAGCAAAGCATCTCGGAATCGATGTCGAAAGACAATATGAGATCGATCTCCTATCAAAGGCAAAGGTCATCACAAATAATAATTATATTTTAATTTCAGTACCAGAAATTGGTATTGAAGGCGAAATCCAAGTCAACGAAATTAATTTTTTCACACAAGAGCTTGAAATCAAGGGCTGGTTTTCTGTTAGACCAGAAGCCTACCTTTGCCAAGTCAGGTTGATTTTACAATGATATATAAAATAAACACGACCGTCAACGTCTTTGGCGATCAATTAGTTTATGGCGCCTCTGGACAGCAAGTCACACTTTACAAGGACGACTGTATTCGAATTGTTAGCCGTATGAAGGATATGTGGAGCAGCGATATCGAACATTGGCAAACTTCCTGCGGATGGCTCTTAAAAATCACACAAGATATTTTACCATATTTTGATAAGCAAGAAAATTAATTATGATGACGCTAAAAGAGCAGGAAGACAAAGTTTACGAAGAGTTTTTGAAAGTCAAAGGCGACTTTGAGACACTTCTTGATCGCAAGATCACGCGAAAGAATTTCAAGAAGGCAATAATTGACACGACAAGGATTGCCGCTAGCGAGATGTCAAAGCTTGAAGCAGACGATGGAATACGGGACAATATTGCGGAGTTCTTCAAGGTCTGTCATAATTACCTCGGAGAAGTTGTCTGGGCCGAAATCAAGGAAAAGAATATCAAGATCTTCATCCACTACGAGGATACCCCGATGCTAGCTTGGAATATCCCAATCGATATGTTCTTTTCTCAGCAGGAGCAGTACGAAGTTGGCGTGAAGATGATCACCAACAGCCTACAGGAGTGCTTTATTTCGTTCTTCCTCTCTCCAGAGCTTCGTCAGTCCGTGATCAAAGGGGACGAGTCAGCGATTAGAATTCTTTACAATTCATTTAATCGCCCCTCAATGGATTCCAGCGTAGTCAACCTCAAGATGCTGAAGGAATGCTTCCCAGACTTTTACAAGTATATCACAACAGAGCTTGACATTATGACCGTCGAGCAGATGGAGGCATTTGTTAAAAACAAGAACCCGAAAAAGGCAAATAAGTCTAAAAAGCGTTAAAGTGAATGGCGCACCTCAACTCAAACATCCCAACATTTTTTGCTTACCTCAAGAGTGATTTTCTGTATAATAATACAAATAAAAATACAGAATATATTCCTTGCGAGGTATTTGGCGTCACCTCTCTGACCAGACGGTGCTTGCTGTTTCAGATTATGACGGAGCTTGGGTCGAGGCACGACAGAGTGCCGATTCATTACTTAGTTAAAGACCCTAAGCACTCCAAGCTTGATCTTGATTGGTTGCAGCTTTGGGATTGTTACTCTAATTGCCTTTCTGTTACCAGATACGAGTACCATAAGAACGCAGCAGTTGATATTCAATTGAAGAATCGTGAATGGATTGAAGGCAAATATCTATTCACGATAGATTGGCACGACAACCCTGACGCCGCTTACGGTTATTCTGAAATGGCTGGAGGCCATAAGTGTGGACATCTGATCTGGGGATTACAAAACAAGAAAGGCGATCCGGTTAATCAGTTATTCCTACAGCCAAATAATCGACTTGTTTGGAAAGATGGCGGCGCTTTTATTTCCAAAAAGCTTGACAAGAAGCCCGATTGGAAGGTATTTGAAGGAGAGTTCACTTGTGAAGGTAAGGGCAAGTGGGTTGCTGAAGACAATTACGACTACTTTTACCAGTTTAAAAATAACGAATGATCGAGGT